TGTTTATCTTCCGGAAGATTATGTTCAAGGACTGTTAGAAAGCTATTCGGAAAGCTGGGTCAAACGGTACATTTACGCGGACTGGACCGCGTTTGAAGGACAAGTTTTCCCGGAATTTGAGCCACGCTTTCCGTATGTGGTCCCCCATCAGGAGCCGGACCCGTCCTGGCCCATCTATTGTGGGATCGACCACGGGATACACAACCCGACTGCGGCCGTCTGGGGCGCGGTGAATCCAAGAAACGGAGACATTTACATCTTCCAAGAATACTACAAACGAGATGAATTGGTTGAAACCCATGCCAATACCATCAAGTTCATGTCCAAAGATTACCCCGTATATGCCTATTTCATCGACCCCAGTACCCAAAACCGTAACGCGGTGACGGGGAAATCGGTCCGTGGCGCCTATTTGGAACACGGCCTGCCGGTGACATTGGCCAATAATGACGTACTGGCCGGAATTCATCGTGTGGCGGCCCAGTTGAAGAAACATCCGGATGGTACGCCAAAACTGACCATCAGTGAAAAATGTGTGCATTTGATCGAGGAATTGTCCCAATACCGTTGGGAAAAGAACCGAAATCCGGAAAAAAACGAGCCGGAAAAACCCCATCCGTACAAAGATCATTCGGTAGACGCTTTGCGGTACATGATTATGGGCATTCCCCGGCAGTTTGACAACCGGCCGTATGCGACGGAATATGTTCCGCGGCCGATGAAGGAGTTTTATGGTCCGGGAGAGGAGGACTGGGAGGATGTGGAAGTCTATTCGGGCCTTGTTTAAACGGAAAAAAGATCCGGAAGAAAGTGTCCGGTACTGGAAACAACAGGCGTTCGATTGGAAACAGAAGTACGAAAATGCCAAAAAGTACATTGATGAACTGCGTAATGAAGTCCATTCCTATGAGGATTGAGAGGGATGAGTCATGCCTGCAATTGCAGAATTGACCTCAAAACAGTTAGAACAATTGAATGATACAGGAACCGTGACTTTAACGAAGGAACAGGAGCGCGCCGTGGTTCAGCAAGTGTTGGAAGATTATCAAGCGGCGTTTGAAGCAAAGCGTGCGCTCCACGAAAAATGGGCGAAGTATGAAGATTATTACCGGAACAATCAATGGAAAGGCAAAAATGTGGATGAGAAACGGGTAAAGCCGACCGTAAACTACGCTTTTTCGACCATTGAGTCCATCATGCCCCTGCTCACGTCGGATACGCCTGATCCGATCATCCTCCCGACGAAACCGGAGGATGAAGAACTGGCGAACGACTTGACAAAAGTGGTTAAAATCTTGCTGACCAAGAATCGGATCGAAAAATATTTGCAGTTGGAGGAACGTTCACGACTAAAATTCGGCACCGGGATCTGGAAAATTTACTTTGACCCCAGCAAGTACAACGGATTGGGCGACATCGCCTTTGATACGGTGGACCCGGTGAACTTCTTTGTGGACCCGGACGAAGTGGACGACTTGCAAAATGCCGGGTACTGCTTGACAGCGTTTAAGCGGTCCCTGCAATACTTGAAAACGAAGTACCCGGATAAAGCCAATCTCATCACGCCGGATCAGAAATACGTTGAGTTTCAGATTTACGATACCGAAGGCACAGACTTTAATCCGCGGGAATCGAACGCCACCCTGTTTGAATACTGGACCAAGGACCCTGTACAAGGATTGGTCCGGATTGTCGTTGCCGGCGAAACGCTTTTGCGGTATCAGCCGCATTTCTATATGCACGGGAAATATCCGTTTGTCGTTGGCGTCGATTACCCGGTCCAGAAATCGTTCTGGGGCATGGGTGAAATCGAACAGATTATCACCATGCAGGACGTTTTGAACAAACTGTTGCAGATTGTCATTGAAAACGTGGCCCTGGCGAATGGCCAGTTGGTTGTCGATAAGAACGCGTCCGGACTGAAAGACATCAAAGAATTGGCCAATCAATTGTGGAAACCGGGACTGACCATTCCAGTTAATGACGTGAATTCAATCAAAAAACTGGAAGGCGTGGTCGCGCCAACATGGGTGATTAACCTTATTGAAATGATTAAACGCGACATTGAACTGGTGACGGGTATCTCCCCCGTTTACCTGGGACTTGCTCCGGGATCGGTGACCGCCGCCAGCGGTATTCTTGCCCTTCAAGAACAAGCGACAGCCCGTGTGCGGCTGAAACTGCAAGAACAGGCCCGTATGTTAGAAGAACTGGTCCAATTCATCGTGGCCTATATCGTCGAATTCTATAACGAAGACCGGACCTTCCGATATTTGGACAAGAACCGGGAGCCGGCCTGGATTGTCGTGAACGGCAATAACGTGGCCGAAACCGACGAAGCCGGGAACAAATACATCCCGGAATTCGATGTGACGGTTGAAGTCGGTTATGATACTCCGATGAGCCGGGCCTATATCGAACAACAGGCCATGCAGTTGTATCAAATGGGCGTCATTGACGCCATCGAAGTCATGAAGACCATGAACTTTCCGTATAAAGACGAAATTATCAACCGGCTTCAACAAAAAGCCGAAGTTATGGGTCAGCTTGGCGCTCTGCCCCAGGGTGTGCAATCGCCGGAATTGCAAAGCCAGTTGGCGTTCCTTACCGCGTTGGAAAACCGTAACCCTTCCCTTCCGGGCGGCATGAACGCCAAAAATACGAATTCGCGGCAGGACGCGCGCCAACAGCGGCAACAAATGGGACCGGAGGGCACGGAAAGCATAAACATTGGCAACCTGTAAAGCCTCCGAAAATTGGAAAATTATTGACGATATGGTTTAAACCATATATACTAAAAATTGGAGTAGTTTAACACATTGTTAGGTACTCCATCTCCCACGGTATGACCAAGGCTTGTGACGCAACCTCGTTTGTAGACCAAGGCCGCGTCTGCCGCGGTACAGTCTATTTCAGCGTCAATAAGTACAGTCATAGGAGGATGATTATGGACGGCGAAATTTTGGAACAAGAAGGCGTACAGTCCGAAACGGACCAAGGCGCGGGTGGAGTACAGCAAGATGTTCAGAACACGGATACTCAATCACAACAACAGCAACAACAGTCGTCGATTGACTACGAAAAGTCTTACCGCAAGCTGGAAAAGGAATTTACGCGGAGATCCCAAGAACTGAAACGTCTTTCCGGTTGGAAAGAATTTGAAGAACGTACAGGCATTACGGCGGAACAGGCATTGAAACAGTTAGAAGCCATGCAGAACGCCGTGCCGCAAGGGTACGCACAGCCGCAAACGGAACAGCAGTCACAGCCATTTGTTCCGCCTGTCTATGACACGAATCCGCGGATTAGCCAGCTTGAACAAGAACTTGCCCAATTGAAACGGGAACAACAGATTCAACAATTGCGTCAACGGTTCCCGAAATTCGATGAAGTTCTTCCCGATGTCCTTGATCTTGCAGAAACTTATGGGTACGACATGGAAACCGCATTTGGAAAAGTGTTGGTAGACCGATGGGATGAAATTATGAACAATGTGCAACAGCAAACGGTTGACAATATCCGCAAAAAGGGCACCAAACAGGTAGAAACGTCCAGTGCGCCCAGCACGGACGACGATCCGGTGGCCCAATTGACCAGCGAAGAGTTGGAAGCGGCAAGGGCATTGGGTATTGCCCCCAAAGATTACGCCCAAGCCAAGAAGAGCATGAATATCGACTTTTAATGCTGAAAAACGAGGTGAAGTCACATGGCATTGGATACATCGAAACCGGGTTGGGGACGATTGCTGGAGCCCGGTTTGCGAAAAATCTTTTTTGATACCTGGAAGGAACTTCCTGCCCAGTACCAAAAAGTCTTCAACGTGTTGAATTCGCAAAAACATACGGAACATGACTTGAGCCTGACCGGTTTCGGTCCGTGGGAACCGAGAACTTCGGAACATTCGGCCGTTCCGTATGACGATCCGATGGATGGCTTTGAAGTCAATTACACCCACACGGAATTCCTGAAAGGCTTCAAAGTCACCCGGGCCATGGTGGACGATGAACAGTACAACCAAATCAACAAACTTCCGGCGAACCTTGCCCGTTCGGGTCGTGCCAAAGTCGAAATCGACGCGGCGGATGTTCTGAACAAAGGATTTGAAAAGATCGGCTATGACGGCGAACCGTTGTTCAGCACGGACCATCCGTTGAAACGCGCGGCAAACAAAGGATCGAACTTGATTGAAGTGTCAAATGTGTCTTCGCCAGAGGATTTGTTGAACGAAGACACGGTTAACCAAGCGATTCTGCTTGCCAGAAAGACGACGGATGACGCCGGGTTGAAGATCGTGGTCATGCCGAAATACATCGTTGTTCCCCCGGAACTGGAAGCACAAGCCACGCGGGTCATTCAATCGGCACAACGTCCGGGTACGGACTTCAACGACGTAAATACGGTCCGTGGCAAACTGCAAATCGTGGTCATGGACTATTTGGACAATCCGAACGCTTTCTTCCTGCTTGACCCGAATATTCATCAATTGAACTTCTTCTGGCGGCGCAAACCGGAATTCGGCTCGACGACCGATTTCGATACGCTGGAAGCCAAGTATCGAGGCTACATGCGTTACAGTGTCGGTTATTCGAACTGGAGAGGTGTTATCGGCGTCCGAAGCGCCGCTTAATCGGCGTGTCGGGCGCTTGTTCCATGATTTTCACAAGGAGGGATAACCCATGGCGATTCCTGCCGAAGGTGGGCTGGTTAAGCAATATAAAGCGAATTTTGCAAATGGAGCCCCTGCTGATACGGCAGTTACGGTTTATTTTACCGAAGACGGAACGCCTCAATCGGCGGACCGTTCACCGCAAATGCAAGGACAGGGCGCCGCAATCTTCCTGGACAATCCCAGCACCGTGGGCTTTACGGCGGATATTTATGCCACCGTAAAGATTTACGGAGCGGAGTATGACGTAAAACTTGGTTCGTTTGAGGTCGCCCCCTCCAGCGACGCCGGATACTCCGTCGGATACGGATTGATTCGTAAGAATCTCCGTGTTGTGCTGAAAAACCAAGCAGACATGCCGGCGGCGGCCGCAGTAACGGTAGCGATTGTTCCGTCAAATGGCTAATTGAAAGGGGCCGTTTCGATTCATGAACCGGCCCCTGAACTGTATTAAGGCGGTGATTCGGGAATGAATTTTGGTGAAATTCGTGCAGATGTACGAAGCCTGATTATCGAACCCCAGCCCGGCTTCCGGTCCAACACGGAATTAAACCGTTGGATTAATCAAGCGCACCAAGAATTAGGCATGTTATACGGCATTGAGGCAACCGCAACCATTGAGATCGGGGCCGGTGCAAACTTCTATAAACTCCCGGATGATTTGCTGACGTTAAGAGGGGCGTGGGACGAAAATCATACAGCCGTGTCCGTCCTGCCGGCTTTGATTGGCAATAACGATCCAGTGTTTGAACGTCACGACGAATTATTAATTACGGTTTTTGGCAACACTTTCATCGTTTCGCCTCCCCCAGAAACCGTAAAATTTATCACGCTTTTCTATACGCGCCGTCCCAAAATCTTAACGTCTGATTCGGATGAGCCAGAAATTCCGGAACCTTATCACCGCTATTTGGTTGCTTATGCAACCATGCGTGCGTTGCAAAAAGACGAAGCCTACGAAGAGGCCGCCGTGTACGCCCAGGAATATGAAATGGGGAAACAGTTGATTTCGCAACACCGTTTAGGCAATTTCCGTGACATAGACATGGTTTTAGAACTTCTGCGTTCAAATATCCTGAATCCGGCGGAAGCCGCACAATGGTTGAACTTGCCTATGAAACAGAAGATCTGGCAACGTGTGGAAGTCGAGGATAAGGCCTTACGCTTGTTGGGCGCTGGCGCGATCAGCAAAGAAGACTTGATAAAGAATACAGTCTTCCCGGATCGGGAAGAAATTCAAGAACGGTTAAGTCATACGGCTAGTGATCTCGTACCCCTTCCTCCTTTCTGGGGAGATGATATAGATGGCTAATACCATCCGTGCCCGTCAGCGGGGAATCAGTCGTCTCGAATTTGTGGTCAACGATTTCGCCGGCGGGTTCGTGTCCCAGGCCGCCACATACAATATCCGCGAACGGTATCTCGCGGATATTCAAAACATGGAACTTGTTCAAGGAATGTGGCAAAAGCGAAAAGGCTATACGCTCGTTGGATCTTTTACCGGTGTCGGGTCCACGCCGCATACCAACAAAGGAATGCACATTTTCAACAGCCAAGGGAACTTTCATTTATTAGCGGTGTACGACACCGGCCTCTACGATACCTACCTAATTACGAAAGAAAATGGCGGAAAACGTGTAACACCTTATCTTCCCGAAACCGAACGCTTTCGGTTCGCTGATTTTCGGAACTATGTTTATATCGCGACTGGACAAACAGGGCTATTGAAATATGACGGCAATCAAATTAAGGAAGTGGCGTCCCCCGTTGGGAGTCTTGTCACCATTTTTGATAACCGGCTCCTTTTGGCGGGTATCAAAGGGGACGACCTAGCCGTTTATTTCTCACAGTCTGGAGACGCGGATCGTTGGGACCCACTGGACTATTTCGTGTTAGATGGCGGTTCCAATGAACGCATTACGGCACTCGTTCCGTTGCAAGGAAAACTGTTTATCTTCACCAATCAGTCTATCTATTCATTGGCCGGCGATATGACGAATTTCGCTGTGACCAAAGAAGTGGATGGAATTGGCGCAATTTCGGCGGAAGCGTTGACGATTTGCGGCAATCGGCTTTACTTCATATCCGACGCAGGGAAAATTTACGAATTTGATGGCGGAAGTTTTCCGTTGGACATTTCCGCACCGATTGTCCTATTTTTGGAAAGTCGCTTTTCCTATAACGCTTTAAAGTACGCCGCAACCACGTCTTATAAAGGTGCAGTGTGGTTTACTTTGGACAATTCGATTGTGCCCCAGGAACGGATTACGCTTGTCTATTACCCGGATTTTCAAGCATGGACCAAATTTACAAATATTCCCGCCGCCGCGTATGTGAAACTGGGGAATACCCTCTTCTTCACTGGCGTTCACAACGAAGGCTCCATTTACCAATACGATACGTCATACAAGGACGACGCCGGACTGATTGACGCCTATCTAAAAACAACCAAATGGAGTTTTGACGCTTTAGAAAACATCAAACGATTTAAGGAATTGTATGTGCGCGGCGCCATTCAAGGCGGCGGTGGAAACGGGTTTGACATTGACTTTTATGTCGATGATGTAAAATCCGCAACCGTCCGGGTAACTTCCGACATCGCGACACCAACGGAAATGTGGGGACAAAACCAATGGGGCCAAATGTATTGGGGCTATGCCGCAGAAACTGCCGGGACGATCTGGGGCCGTGCCAATTGGGGAAGTTTCTCCTGGAACAGCGCACAAGCCCGACTGATCCCGAAATGGGGACATGTCGTGTGGAACACATTTCGGTGGGGCGATAACGCGCAAGGTTCCCTCCCCAGCGATGTCGGTAATATTGAACGAAAACTGTATTTGTCTCAATACAACATTATTTCTGGCAAAACGTTGCAGTTAGTGTTCCGAGATCGGACGCCGAATCACGGTTTCCGGGTGGAACAGCTAACACTCGAATACATTCAAAAGGGGGTTCGATGAATGGCCCAAATTACTCTTCCGCATATTTTGACGAACGGTACGGTCGCTGACGCAACGCAGGTAATGGCAAACTTCCAGGCTATTGTTGACGTTGTGAACGGAAATCTTGGTTCCGATAACCTGGCTTCGTTAAGCGGTTCTGATGTCACCTGTATTGACATTAACGGTGGTACGACGACGTTAAACAATTTTACGTCCCGTTTTCAAGCCGGATGGACGCAGTTCTATAAATTAAACCCAAAAGAAAGACGGACCATTACGGTAAATTTTCCAAAAGCCTTCCCTGATCGTCCGTTGGTTTTTGTGTCCGTGAACGACCCAACGCCAGAACGATGGTTTGTTGCGGCAAATAATGTTACGGCTTCCCAGTTTGACTTTGTGGCCTATAACAATCATGCTCAATACGATTTATCATTCTGGGGGTACTGGTTCGCCCTCTATATCGGTGCCGGGGCACCGGACACTGGTGGTTGATTCTTGTGCGACGGAGACGTCGCACTTTCATACATAACGATTTTGTTTGTGAGGGATAGGCTATGACAAGGTATGGTAAAGGTACGGCGATCAATTTAACAAAAGTCACTGCCCCCGACCAAATTAACGTGATAAACGATAACTTCAAGAAGATTCAAACCCAATTAATGGGTTTAAAAACATACTTGGAGCCTATTGCACAGGCTGGCAAGGAAGCGAATGATCGCTTAAACATGTATCTTGGCAGTGACCCCCCAGTTTCCCGCCCGCAGATGACGGATTATGCCCAAAAACAAATTACAATGGGACCGGAACCACCGGAAGAACCGGAAGTAGGCGAAGTATGGTTTGTTACTGACGAAGAAGGAAATGTTATTGCTATTCGCCACTGGGACGGGTCCCAGTGGGTGGATGATGTCGATAATGAGGCCGTTGCCGAAGCAATTGAACAGGCGCAACAAGAAGCCGAGATCGCTAAACAACAGGCGCAAGCGGCTGTGGACACCGCGAATCAGGCCACACAACAGGCAAATGAAGCCATTCAACAAGCACAACAAGGATTTGACGCGGCCCAGTCGGCACTAGTGGCGGCGACAAGCGCACAGACGACGGCAAATGATGCATCGACGAAAGCACAGCAAAGTTTTGATGCGGCGCAATCGGCACTAACCACGGCTCAAAATGCGTTAGATGCGTCCAATGTTTTAAGTCAACGCGTCGATCAAAACTCCGGAGACATATCGACGCTCTACCAAACGACCGATAGCCTCGGGAGCCGAATTATCGATGCGGAAGGCGACATTTCTGCCATTCAGCAAATGGCAGACAGCCTATCCACACGAATTGAAAATGCCGAGGGAAACATTTCCTCTCTCACACAAACGGCGTTAGGACTGCAAACAAGCGTTTCGGACCTGCAGGGCGACGTATCCACTCTCACCCAAACCGCGAACAGCTTGAACAGCACGATCACAAACGTGCAGAATGACTTGACCAATTTGCAGATTGGCGGGAGGAACTTAATTAGAAATAGTGGTAACTTTAAAACGCTGGGTAATTGGGCACCTAAC